GAAGGTGCGACACAGTTCATTCACGTCAGTCACATCCAGGCCCTGACCAAATTGGGCAGGAACTGGAAGAGGATCCTTCCCTGGTCGGAGGTCCAGGACGTTCGCGAAATGGACGTTGCATCCGTGATTCATCATCGGGGCGGCTCGGGAGACCATCGGCTGATAGTTCAGACCAACGTTTGGGGTGTCATTGACCTTGGTATCAGTCTTCTGGTCGAAAGAGTCCGCCATCGCTCCAACGTCAATACTCGAATCCGCAACCGATGATAAGTTCATGTTCACGACCTTGGACGATATCTGACCCTGGGGCTCCACGTCGGACTCGATGATCTGACGGGCGCGCATGTCACGGAGATGGGCCATACTGAGTGGACGGGCAATGGTTCGCCCGACATTCCTCAGTGGTGGGACCATCCTGTGGACCGGAAGGCGGCGTGGAGATGTGCCGGTGGACACACTCGTGGAGTGACGGATTGGGGCAACGGTCTTCCGCAACACTCGTAACTGCGCGTTCACGAAAGCGACGTACACTCCGACCTGGAGACTGGTGATTCCTCCATCCCCAGTCTCTAGAGGATTGAAGACATCCAACCGGAGTGTCCCGAGGAAATCGTCATTCTGGTTGTCGGTGGCAAGCCACTGAGCGTAGTGCTGGAAAGGGATACGCATCGTGACAGAATTACTCTTCGCAGCATACAGGAAAGAGTGATTCAACAAAGTCCAAGATGCGGGGGAACCAGCGTGTGACTGAGCGGCCTCAGTCGACGATGTGAGAGGGACAAAGTAAGCCGCAAGCATCCCAGATGCGAAAGGATTCCCCTGCAGCTGGAACGTGACCTCAATGTCACCATGGAAATATTGGAAAGAGCCAACCTGATTCTCGGTTGGACCCTGAACAAAATCCCAGGGCAACACCCAGGATTGAATGTTCCATCCAAAGCCCTGGAGTATTGACCACTCAAAGACCCCGACCAACGTTGGCCTAGCCATGATCCGAGCCACATCATAAGCCATCTCCGGGTTAGCTGGTTGGGCATCCGGTAACGTAGGAGCGGGATCCTCCAATGTCTCCTCCGTGGACGCAGTGTCCTCGAGCTCGACACCCGCTCCATCAGTCGTCGGAACGGGATCCATCTGGTTCTCGCACTCCTCAATGGGCGGAACGAAGACGTAATGCCCATCACTGTTGGAGAGATAGCGGAAGGCCAACTCATCCCAGGTGAGGAGACGGACGTGGATGTCCAGATCGGCAAGATCACGTCTAAGCACGAGACGGCGACGCTCAAACTCCGTGAAGCCATGTCCCATGAGACGACCAAGCATGCCATTAGCGTTCTCGACGATAGCCTCGGCGGGAGCCATGGTCGAACTGGTGAACGCGATGGGCTTGGCGAGGGAGTCCTCGTTTGCCTTGTACACCATCTCACCATCCAGTTTCCAGTCTCCAACGTCTGTGAGACACACTGTTTTCCCAGACAGAAACTCCAGATCCATGAAGTGTTTGGTCTGGATCGGACCTTTCGTCTTATCAGCGGGAAGCACAGTGATACCAAGGAGGCCCATCTGTTCCTGGAAAACAGCTCCGTTCCAGTAGGGCAACAGTTGATCACTGACGATTGCGATGAGATCATCACCATAGTCCTTGTGGGTCACATTCTTCCGAAAAGCCTGGATGGACCTGAAGATCGGGGGGATCCTGGGCCATACCATGATGAAGGTTACCAGCTTGTAAACGACGAGGACAATGGTGTTGAACTGGATGGTGAGAGACCCACCAGTCGCGTGGGCATTCGATCTCCAGAGCTTATCACCTCCGAGGGCCATTGGGCCAAAGGAGACGTTCTCCCCCAACATCCGTCGAACCATGTGGTCGTGAGGATCCCCGTTAGGAGAGTGGCAAGCG